GAGTAATTTATAGGTTAATTGCGCCCATGTTTGATAAGCGGCTGCAGGGCCTTCCAGCCAAAATGATGCAATACGAGAGTTTCTTCCCTCGCCATGGATTACACCGTCTTTATCTATCGTTTGCCCTTCTTTTAGCCATTTGCCGCCAATGTTTAATGCGCGTTTCTTGTCAGGTTCTACGAGAGATTGACAATGCGGGCATTGTAAACGAGCGTTTTCGCTTGCCTTAACATAGTCGGTATCATCTCGATACCCCACCATATTTGCCATTGATGGCTCAAACCACTCTTGGCAATGAGGACATTGCCAATAGAATCTGCGTCTATCCCCGCGATTATATAAAGATAAAATTCCAGTTGTTGGCGGTGCCTCGTGAGTAGTTTTTGGATGATGTTTTATATCAACAATATCCTTGCCTGGCGAACTCTCTACAAGTGTCATACCCGCACTCATAAATGTAGTCGTCCGTTTAGACGCTAAACTAAATCCATCACCCTCGCCGTCCACATCATCGGGCCATCGGTCGTAATCTGTTAACGCAACATATTTGTAATCGGATGATGACAATACGTTAATTGACGGCCAACCAATCTTTAATAAATTACCTGCTCTAAAATATTTATCGTGTACATTGTTATCGTTTTTACGCGGGCTTAATCTTTTTGCAATCTCAGGCGAGCATCTAAAAGTGCGGTCTAAACGTTTACGGCTATGTTCGCTGGCTTTTTCCTGGGTAAGTTGCCCAAGTAAAAAATCAGACGGATCACATATGATTGAGTAAGTAATCCAGCCATCAATCAATCCGACTGTTTTACCGGTTCGCGCTGGACCAACAAAAATTACTGCATCATACTCACGAGAGTTTAAACAATCCATTGGCTCTAAAATATATGCCGCAGTGTCTTTATCTCATTTAACAGAGTTTCCGCCACCAACAGGCACGCGCATATACTCAGCGACTGCCTCTGACACCTTCATTCGACGTGGAGGCTTAAGCAGATTTGCAATGTCTCGTCTAATGTCTTTAGCTGATGCAAACATTACTGCTCCTCTGACTTATCATCGCCAGCCTGTATGTGCGATGACATTTGCGACTTAACATCATCAATTACTTGTATTACACGGGTTAATTGTGACGGTGTTAATCCACAATCACGCTCTAAAATATCAGGCAAAGTATCAAGTGACTGCACTACTGCTTTTGCCAAAAAACTCATCTCTTGAGCAACTTCAAACGCTGGCACTAGCTCGCCAGTGTCTCTCTCATATTTAAGTCTTTCGTTCTCTGCTTGCCAAAATGCCCGTCTCTCAACAGGTGACAAACTATCAACATCTGCCGTCATTTTTTCGGCAAGCCCGATTTTGATTAAATCAGATATTGCGTATAACTTTAATTTTGAGTTACTGCCGATAGCAGGTGTAAGTCCTGCGACCCGTTGTGATACGGTCTGACGGTGCATTCCGACAAGTTCGGCAATCTGATTTATATTGAGTTTTAAATCGAATAAATTATCCATACCGAGACCGTAAAAATGCCTAAAAAGTAAAAAAGATGATGATGCCTAAGATGTCAAAAAACTGTCGAAAACCGCGCGCCCGAAACCCCGTGGAAAGGGGTATCCCATCAGGAGTACCTTTTAATTTTTAAAATCAATCAGTTAAAATAAAAAAAAGACCGCACTTTATATTTAGCGATCTTTTATTTCACTTGTTGCTACTTATTAATCTTTGTAGATTCAATCCACTTGTTAATGTTTGTTATTTGGCTAGCACACATATCACGCTCACCTTGCACTATAATTAAATGCTCCACTGCCTCACCGTATGTACTACCCATAAATGGAGTTTTCACACAAGGCGTTAAGAAAGCTTGAGGCGGATAAATGTATTCCGTCTTAGTAGTTACCTTATTAGTGCAACCGCTCAATAGCGTCATCATTAATACGAGTGCTATAACAAGGTTGTGTCTTAATAATCTTTCTAACCACTTGGATTTTGTCTTGGCTTGCTTGTTTGATTTCATCGTGGATTACTCTCTGCTGTTCTACCGCTTGGCGTTCTATCTCAATCGTATCTTTCAAAGATTGATTAACTTGCTCTTGGCTTTTAATGGTTTGGGCTTGCACTTGGTTTTCGGATCTTAGTTCATCTATATTCTTTGATTGGTGCCAAATCCAACCGCACAAGCCCAAAATAGTTAATGCGATGATTACGATTGAGTAGATTTTAAATCTGCTAAACATAACGCTCTTTCCTTTTCTCTACGCTTAACCAAGCCTTGCAGCTTTCGCCCGTCAGCATAAACCCAACGCAGAAGTTGATTACACCCAGCAACATACTTACCGTTTCGCACTAATCGAAACATTGTTGAATTTTTAAGATTACCGCATCCGTTATTAAACGTAACAGATACCATAGCATCAAACACAGATTGTGGTAGTGCTCTTCCATTGGCGTATCTATCAACGCACGATTCGGCAAGTTTAATATCGTTTTTCCATCGGTATGCGATTTCTTCATTTGTGTATTTCTTATTAGGCTCTATCTTTTGTCCAGAGTATTCTGTTGAGCCGATACCAACAGTTAATACATCAGCAGGACATTTATATGGAGTTGCCATACAACCCTCAGCATTACCGATTATCTCAGCTCCAGCAGGGCTTAATCTTAGCTCTCCGCCAAATTGAGAATACATAATTCCAATAACCGCAATAACGGAACAGGCACCAAGCGCTTTTCTAGTCTTCGACAGTACCATCTCTTAATCCTCGCTTTAATTGTTCCATCTTCAACTTATGAAGCTCATCCGCTCTGCGTTCTTCGTTTTCTCTTACCTTACCCTCTTGGAATTTAGCGTACATATTAACGAGCCCACGGATTAAACCGATGATTAAACCCAAAATAGCCAGCCATTCTTGGAATGAATACATTGCCCAGAATGCGCCAAAGCCAGACCAAAAAATACTTTGATTCCCTGCGTCTTTTAACATTCTCATACTCCACCCCATTTACAGGGCAATAAAAAAGCCCACGCATTAACGTGAGCTTGTGATATGGCAAAGGCGCAAGGAATCGAACCTCAATTAGCGGTTTTGGAGACCGCTGTCTTACCATTAGACTACGCCCTTATTGATACCCTAGTCGTATTAACAACTAGAGGTTATTTAACAAAATAAGCTACTGCAAAAATAATTGCGCTTATACCCCAACAAGTAGTAATAATGAGTGCGGCATTAGCTAATTTATTTCCAACTTTATCTGCTGCTTTTTCTGACATTTTCCCACCTACCTTAACTTGATGTTTTGGTGTATACTTAATCATAAATTCGTTCCTTTAAATCGAACTTAACAGGAATGAAAAAAGCCGAAGTGTTCCACCACCTCGGCTTTTCTTTTGCATACAAAAAAGCCCCGACCGTTTCCGATCAGGGCTGTAAAATTCTTTTGTGCGTTCGCCATGCGCTAAAACCGCAACCTATCAAATATAATACACTTTCACTTGCAAGTAATCAAGTGTTTTTATAATTTTTATGCAAAATCCATTTTTCGCACAATTTTTCAAAAGTGCGGTCGGATTTTGTGGCGTTTTAGAAGTCGATTTTGACTGCTTTTGGATTAAAGCCTCGCAAGTGTTTTAATACACGCCAGTTTGTCATTTGGTCGATGTTAAAATCGCTTGTGATGCGGTTTAAAATTTGATTGGTTGAACGTAACACGCTTAAATATTCGTAAGCGATATCATGCACCGGTGCTGCATAATGTGAACCAATTTGTTTTAATGCAGGGTGAAGCGTTTGACAAAGCTCGGTGCCACGCAATAAAGCAAACCATGCCCAAACGAGCTGTTGGAGGTCATGTTCTGTAAATTCACAGGTGAATAGCTCATCTTTTTTCTGTTCAGTGATAAGCTCACCTTCAAGCACAATTCTATGCACATATTCAACCGCACTTTGTAATTTGTCGGCGGGGATGTCTTCTATGCGTTCCACGTTCATGTATTGGTGAACAAGATTAT